AAGCCTTTTATCTTGGAACTTTGGCAGAAAGCTCTTATAGCGGCTACTTTTGGCATAGTGCATAAGATAGACGGCACGCGCAAATATCAGGAAGTAATGCTCATGGTTGGGCGCAAGAACGGAAAATCCACCCTGGCAGCAGCTATCGGATTATACTTGCAGATTGCGGATGGTGAGCCTGGCGCTGAAGTTTATGCTTGCGCAACAAAAAAAGACCAAGCAAAGATAATTTGGCTTGAGGCAAAAAGAATGGTTAGAAAGTCGCCTGCACTGCGAAAGAGAATGAAAACTCTAGTAGCAGAAATAAACAGCGATTTCAACGATTCTTTTTTTAAACCTCTTGGTAGAGATTCAGATAGTCTAGATGGTCTAAACGTGCACGGGGCTTTGCTCGATGAAATTCATGCTTGGACAGACCAGAATCTATATGATGTCATTGTAGATGGTACTACAGCCAGGGAACAACCTTTGGTATTTATTACTACAACAGCTGGCACAGTAAGGGAATCTGTTTTTGATATTAAATATGATGAGGCAGAAAGAGTTATTAACGGGTATGAAGATTCTAATGGTTATAAAAATGAGCGATTTTTGCCGATTATTTACGAATTAGATAATAGAAAAGATTGGCGAGATGAAGAAGCGTGGTATCAAGCTAATCCGGGGCTAGGAACGATAAAACAAATAGACCAACTAATAAATAAGGTCAATAAGGCAAAAGCTAATCCCTTGCTAGTAAAAAACTTACTATGTAAGGATTTTAATATTCGAGAAACAACGACAGAGGCATGGCTAACATTTGAACAACTTAACAACACAGCCACTTATGATTTGAAAAAATTAAAACCCCGTTATGGAATAGGAGGCTCTGATTTATCATCTACTACAGATCTTACATGCGGCACTGTTTTATTCATGGTTCCTGGTGATGATACGATTTATGTAATACAAATGTATTTTCTACCAGAAGACCTTTTAGAAAAGAGAGTTGCGGAAGATAAAATACCTTACGATAAATGGAAAGATATGGGCTTGCTCAGGTCGGTTCCAGGTAACAAAATTCATTATGAACATGTTAAACAATGGTTCCTTGAAGTGCAGAATAAATATGACATTTATATTCCTTGGCATGGTTATGATAGTTGGAGTGCCGAATATTATGTTGAGGATATGAAGAAACATTTCGGTAAAGAAGGAATGGAACCTGTGATTCAAGGAAAAAAGACTTTATCAGGGCCCATGAGAAGATTAGGAAGTGATTTAGAGGCAAAGCGAATTAATTATAATAATAATCCTATCCTAAAGTGGTGTCTGAGCAATACCGCAGTTGACGTTGATAAGAATGATAATATACAGCCCGTTAAAACAAATAATCCAAGAAGAAGGATAGACGGCACTGTTAGTTTATTATGTGCTTACGTGACATTAGAGAGGCACTATGAGGATTACATGAGTCTTATTTAGAAGGAGGTGAAACCTTGGGGCTTTTCAATTTTTTCAGGCCTAAAAAAACCATAACGATATCGAAGTATAAATTGATCACAGATGAAGGAGACGGCTTTTATGCTTGGAATGGCAATCTCTATCAATCAGATATTGTAAGAGCAGCTATAAGGCCTAAAGCAAGAGCAATAGGAAAAGCAGTTGGTAAACACATAAGAGAAATAATAAGGCCTGACGGAACGAAGGAAATAAAAGTTAATCCTGAACCTTATATCAGGTTTTTACTCGAGGAACCTAATCCATATATGACAGGCCAGATGCTCCAGGAAAAATTAGCGACACAGTTAGAACTAAATAATAATGCTTTTGCATATATTAGCCGGGATGAGAATGGATATCCTATGGAAATATACCCCATAACGGCAATATCATGTGAAGCGTTGCAAGATGAGCAAGGGGAATTGTATTTAAGATTTGTTTTGAGAAACGGCAAAACTGTAACTTTTAGATATACTGACGTCATTCATTTAAGAAAAGATTTTAACAGCAATGAGATATTTGGAGAGTCACCAGCTAAAGCCTTGACGCCATTAATGGAAATAGTCAATACAACTGACCAAGGGATAGTAAAGGCTATAAAAAATTCTAATGTAATAAGGTGGTTGCTGAAATTCAATCAGGCGTTACGACCGGAAGACATTAAAAAACAGGCAAAAGATTTCGTGGATAGCTATTTAAATGTTGAGAGTGAAACAGTAGGAGTAGCGGCAACAGACGTAAAAGCGGAAGCACAACAAGTGGAGCTGAAAGACTATGTTCCAAATGCTGCACAAATGGATAGGACAACCAAAAGGATATACGCTTTCTTCAATACAAATGAAAGGATAGTGCATGGAATATATAACGAAGATGAATGGATCAGTTATTATGAGTCAAATATCGAGCCGGTTATTTTACAATTAAGCGGAGAATACACAAGAAAATTATTCTCAAGAAGGGAACGAGGTTTTGGGAACAAAATCATATTTGAAAGTTCTAATCTGACATTTGCAAGCATGAAAACGAAACTAGATTTAGTACAGTATGTAGATAGAGGAATTATGACACCAAACGAAGTAAGAGAAATACTACATTATGCACCAATCGAAGGAGGGGATACACCTATCAGAAGATTAGACACAAGACCTACGAATGAGTAAGGGGGTGAATAGATGGCAAAGAAAATTAACATTAAGGGTCCTATCGTTAGAGATAGTGATGCCTGGATATATGAATGGTTTGGAATTGAAGCAACGAGCCCTAAAAAAGTAAATGATTTGCTAGAAAAAGCTAACGGAGAAGATATCGAAGTAGAAATCAATTCAGGTGGTGGAAGCGTATTTGCCGGAAGTGAAATATATACGGCACTAAAATCTTATAAAGGAAATGTAACGGTAAAAATAGTGGGATTGGCCGCCAGTGCAGCAAGTGTAATTGCAATGGCGGGTAAAAAGGTAATTATGTCTCCAACGGCTCAAATCATGATTCATAATGTAAGGTCTACAGCAAGCGGAGATTATAGAGATATGGAGCATACAGCAGAAGTGCTGAAAAATGCAAATGACACTATAGCAAATGCATATAGGCTCAAAACAGGTAAAACGCAAGAAGAATTATTGGCCTTGATGGATAAAGAAACGTGGATGACGGCCGAAAGAGCCAAAGAATTAGGTTTCATTGATGAGATTATGTTTGAAGATGACATACAATTAGTAGCGAGCACAGATTTTTCAGGAATGTTGCCGCCACAGGTAATTAATAAAATAAGGAACCTTATTAAAAATCCGCATAATTCTCAAACAAAAGAGAATGAAGCGGATTTTTTAATGGTTAAATTAAACTATTTAAAACTGAAAGGAGATTTGAAAGATGAATAAAGAAAAATATTTAGAAATGCGAAATGCTCTCTTGAAAGAAATTGAGGGCCTAATTGAGGAAGGTAAAATCGAGGAGTCTAATGCGAAGATGAAAGAGGTTGAGGACCTCGACAACAAATGGGAAGAAATTACAAAAGCAAATGCAAATATAAATGCATTGAAGGACAAAACAAAAGTTACAGATATAGAAGGGAAATCAATAGATATAAAGGGGGCGAAAGTGGTGGATGATATTGCAAAGGTTATTAAAGATGATGATGCAAAAATCTATGAAAATGCATGGGCTAAATATATTCTAGGCAAGAAGTTAGACGCCAAAGAGCAGGAAATATTCGATAGGGTAAATGCAGAATTCAATAACGCTAACGCTTATACGCATGATACTTCTAATACTTCTATATTGATTCCCGAAACAGTAGTGGCTGGTATTTGGAAAAGAGCTGCAGAAATGTATCCACTCCTTGGCGATGTAAGAAAATTTAATGTAAGAGGAACTTTAACATTAAAGAAGCATACTGGAATTGCTGCCGGAGATGCCAAGTTCTATGATGAAGAAACTACAACGGAAGATGAAAAAAATATATTTGCTGAAATAACTTTAAGCGGTTGCGAGTTAGCAAAGGCAATTACTATTACCTGGAAACTGAGAAGCATGGCCATGGAAGAATTTATCCCATTCATACAAAACGAATTAGCAGAAAGGATTGGGGCTGCTTTAGGAACTGCAATTGCACAAGGAGCAGGGCCAAGCTCAAATCCGAGGGAACCAGAAGGAATTGAAACTGCATTGTTAGCTGAAGCAGGAACACCGCAAGTCGTAACGTATGATGATTCTGTATCATCAACAGATAAATTGACCTACGACAAAATAACTGAAGCAATCGCAAAAATCCACTCTTCCTACTTAAATGGATCATCTATCTACGCAAATAATGCAACTATCTGGACTAAACTGGCCACATTGAAGGATAATGAAGGCAGGCCATTATTTATTCCGGATGTAACCTCGGGTGGTGTAGGGCGTATGTTCGGTATGGTGGTAAAACCTGATGCAGGCGTAAGCGCCGGGAGCATAATAATTGGAAATGCCTACGAGGGTTACATCATGAATACTAATGAGCCCATGAGCATAGCCACAGAAGAGCATGTCAAAACAAGAACAGTAGACTATGCTGCTTATACTATAGTAGATGGTGCTGTGGTAGATACTAAGGCCTTTGCATTGATAAAAGAAGAAGTGGCGGGAGGTGGAGGTGCATAAAGCCGGCGATGAATTCTTTTCAAATGAACAAAAGAGAATCATAAACTTATTAGAAAGAGGATTGATAGAGAGGGTTGAAGAGCCCTCTCTTAATTCTCTTACAAAGAAGGAAATTATGCAGTTATTAGACGAAAAGGGGATTGAGTATAATGCAAAGGCGAAAAAAGAGGAATTAATCGAACTGCTACAAGGCGGTGGTTAAATGGCTTTTTTGAATGATGTGAAAGATGCCCTTAGAGTGAATGGTAACACTCTCGACACCGAGATACAAGACCTTATTGATGCTGCCAAGGCAGATTTGCTGCTTTCGGGAGTGCATCCACAAAAAATAAATGATTCCGATCCGCTTATAAAAAGAGCTATCATCGTTTACTGCAAGGCTAATTTTGGATACGAAGATCCGGTTATGGCTGAAAGATTTCAAAAATCATATGATAGCCTTAAATACCATTTGACACTCTCAGCAGAATATACCGAGGTGGCGGAGCCATGAGAGCCGACATGCGAAATAAAATAACCATATTGGCACTACAACCAGGATATGACCCAGAGGGAGAGCCAATCAATGATTGGCAACCTGTGGACGGATTAACCAACCTTTGGGCAAGCAAGGAGCCACTGTTGGGCAATGAATTTTTCGCAGCAGAGCAGACTCAAAGCAAAGTAGAAGTGAAATTCCGCACAAGATATATTTCAGGGATAACGAACGAGATGCGAGTGCAGGACGAAGAAGGCATATATGAGATTCTGTCAGTCATTAATGTCAAAAATCTCAACCGGGATTTGCTCATGTATTGCAAGAAGGTGAAATAAGATGAAAAACAAAAAAACGCAATGGTACTGCATAGATTGCGGTCATACAACAACAAACCAAAAGTTTATGGACAGTTCTTTTTGCCCTAAGTGTGGTGGTGCACATTGGATAAGCAAGCCGGTGAAGTGGGGTGATAAAAATGGCAAGATTATGCACTGAATTTGATATTAAAGTTATGGTACCTGACTGGAAATACTGCAACACTCACAGAAAGGACGAACCTAATAGTATAAAGAATGACCATTGTGATTTTATTAGCAAATATGATAGAGATTACTATTGCAGGTTATTTGGAGGGGTAGGGCTATATAGCAATGGATACAGGGTATTAAAATGTGATAAATGTTTGTCTTATTGTAAAGTAGATGGTGACAATGGCTAAAGTCAAATATGAAATCGAAGGCATGAAAGAGCTTGAAAAAACAATACGAAAACTGGGCAAACTCCCCCAAAAATGCGTAACTAAAGCAGCGAAAAAAGGAGCACAAATAGCACTGAAAGCAGCAAAACAAAATGCCCCATTCCTCACTGGGGCTTTGGAAGAAGGCATAATTTTAAAGGGCGAAAAAACAAGGAAAAAAGGTAAAAAAGTATATCAAGTTACCATGAATCCGGCCATGAACGATGTTTTTGTGAAAACCACAAAAGACGGCAAGAGGTATTATTATCCTGCCTCGCAAGAATATGGTTTTATAACAAAAAATGGCGGCTATGTGCCGGGCTTTCATTATTTGCGTGATAGCCTCGTGGACAACAAAGAACGAATCGAGAAAACTGTTGTTGATGTGTTGGCAAAAGAAATTGACAAGTTGAGGTGATGCCTCGTGACTTTCGAGGAGGCATTGAGAACAGAATTAATCACAGTTGAGGAATTGAATGAGAAAGTATTTCCATTGACAGCACCAGAAGGGACAGAAGCGCCTTATTTGATTTATGTATGCAGCCGAGGGCAAAATGACAAGGCTCTGGACGGCTTCCAGAAAAGTAAATCGGTGTCGGTAGAAATTAACGTAATCCATGAGAGAGCATCTAAGATGAGGGCACTAGCTAGGCAGGTAAAAACAGTGATAATGGGCATGGAAAAAAGACGAATAGCAGAAACAGGGCCTTTTATCGAAGAAGTGATCTTTGAAAATGAAGGCACGGAACTCTATGAGCATGAAGTTGATTTATACAGATGCGTGTTTGACTTAACATTTTATTTTGAGGAGGAGGAATAAAACATGGCAAAAAGAGCATTGGGAACAAAGCTATTAATTGGCGATACAACACCTGTAGAAGTGGCAGGCTTGACCAGTATCGGTGGGCTTGAACTTTCGGCAGATACCATTGACGTTACAACTCTTGCTTCTGATGGTGGTTATCGGGAGTTTATTGGCGGCTTCAAGGACGGCGGAGAAGTATCTTTAGAAGGGTATTTCGAGCCGGAAACTGGAAAGGGGCAGAAAGAGCTGTATGATCTTTTTGAAAGCGGCGAAACAGAAACATTCAAAATACAATTTCCCAATAATATTGCCAGCTGGGAATTTGATGGTGTTGTGACTGGGTTTTCCACCAGTGCAGACCTTGAGGACCCGCTTGCGTTTTCCTGCACAATCAAAGTTAGTAGGAAGCCTACTTTAACCGTAGGAGCAGGAACTTAAAGGCTAGAGCAATTTCTAGCCTTTTTTATTTTTATATATAGGAGGAATAAAAGGTGAGTTATTATCCCATTCAGCTAGACAAAGTTCGCAATTTCCGTTATGGCATGAAAGCCTTGCATTTGATAGAGAAAAAACTGAAAAAGCCCATAT